CGTTGGATTCTAAGAATGAAGACTACGAGGCTGTGATTGCAAAAGTGTTGGAAGACGTTCCAGCTTTTAAACCAGAAGCAACAGCATCGACAGGATTCACCCAAGTCGGATCCACGGGAGATGTCAAACAATCGACAACAAATGACGACTTATTGAAAGCATTTGGTGTCTTCAAATAACAATACAGAAAAGAGGAAACAAAAATGACAGCTTATGATTACGCAGAACAATTCGCTCCGATTATCGAGCAAAAATACGCTAAGGAATTAACATCTTATGATTTATTCCAATCAAACCCACAAGTAAAATTCATTGATGCACAAACAATCAAATTACCAAGCATTACAGTATCAGGATACAAAGACCACAATCGCAAAGGCATCGGATTCAATTCTGGTGAAGTGACAAATGAATGGACTCCATTGAAACTCGACCATGACCGTGACATTGAATTTGGAATCGATCCGATGGATGTTGATGAAACGAACCAAGTCGTTTCAATTGCGAACGTTCAAAGCACACTTGAAACTGAACAAACTATCCCAGAGAAAGACAGCTATGTCTACTCTAAATTGTACAAAGAAGCTGAAACATTTGCTTCAAATGGAGCTACTGTATCAACAACAGCTCTTACAGCTCAAAACATTTTGGAAGAATTCGACAAGGCAATGGAAAAAATGGATGAAGCATCTGTTCCATTTGAAGGCCGTGTATTACGTGTGACTCCTGCTATCAACCGCTTATTGAAAGAAGCTAAAGAATTACAACGAATTATGGCTGTGAATGGTGGCAAGAACAAAGTAAGTCGCTCAATCTATGACTTAGATGATGTAACAATCAAAGTTATCCCATCATCTCGCTTAAAAACGAAATACAACTTCACAGATGGATGCGTTCCAGCTGTGGATGCTAAACAAATCAACTTCATGCTAATTCATCCATCAGCTATTGTTGCTCGTGACAAATACTCATACATCAAAGTATTTACACCTGGACATGACTCTCGCACAGCTGATAAGTTCTTGCTTCAATCACGTTTCTACATGGGTGCATTCCTTATCAAGAATCGTGCACATGGTATCTACATCAACGCTCAAGCGTAATAAAGGAGGTATTTGAATGTACACAGCTGAAAAAGATAACAAAGTATATACAATCACAGAATTAGAGGTTGAATACTATCAAAAACAAGGATTCGATATCTTCGATAACGAACACAAACTTCATGCTCGAGGGATTAAGGATTCAGTGAGTGGTGTGGTTTACAACGAAGCTCTTGAAGAAATCGAAAGATTAAAAGCTGAAATCGAAGAGTTGAACAAACAAATTGAAGAGTTGACAACGAAGGGAAAGGATAAGTAGTCATGATTTATGCTGATGAAGTGTTCTATAAGAACGAATATCTTGGAACTCACAATTCAGAAAATCTCAATCGCATCTTAAAGACAGCTAGTCAGCATATAGACACACTAACATTCAATCGTATTGTGGGGATGGGGTTTGATAATCTTACTCCATTCCAACAATCGGTCGTTCGTGAGGTGTGTTGCCAAATGGCTGACTTCATGATTGAAAACAAAGACTTAATCGAGACCGCTCTTTCATCGTATTCCATCAATGGCGTATCGATGAACTTTGGTGATTCTTGGAATGTGGTGACAATGAATGGAATCGCAATGAAGCGAAGCACATTTGAATTATTGAATCAAAGTGGACTAACAAGGAAGGTGATTTGATGCATTTTCCAAGTTTAGTTCTACCACAATTTTGCAAGACTCCAATCCATGTGATTGTGCAAAGTGAAGGCGTGTCGAAGGATGGCGAACCTATCAAGGCATTTGAAGCCGATTTGTTTTGCAATTATCAAGATAAGGTCGTGACAGTGTTGACGGATCAACAGAAAATTGTGAAGCTCACGGGGTCGACGTTGTTTACGGGCGATATTGCCCCCAATTTAGCGACTTTGAGTGGTGGGAGTGTAAATATCCATGGAGTGGAACGAAAGATTGTAGACACACGAAAATCACGAAATCCGGACGGTTCTGTGAATTACACGTATCTCGGATTGGAGTGATGGACGATGATTCATGCAAATAGTCGGGTGAAGTTCGACTTCGGAGTCATTGGAAGGCTCAAGAAGGCTCAAATTCAAGCGTTGGAGCAGACTGGCGAGTATTTACACACCGAGATAGTCAACGCCCAAGTGGTCCCGTTTAGAGATGGAACACTTCAAGGTGAGGCGTTCTCGGTTGATTACTCGGGTTCGAGTGGTGGTCGAGTATCTTTGACACACTCTACTCCATACGCTCGAAGATTGTACTTTCATCCCGAATACAACTTCAACACGAGCACGAATCCACACGCTAAGGGCAAGTGGATGGATGATTGGATTGAAGGTTCGAAACAAGAGGACATCAAGAAGGCTTATGCTGCTCTATACAAGAAAATATCGGGGGTGTGAAGATGATAACATTGGCAGAAGTGCGAGATTGGTTGGAATCCTATCACGCAGCTCAAA